TGCGGTGCTTGCTGTGCAAGCTGTAGAGCAGCCTGATACTGCATCACCCTTTGTGACATTGTTGCTGCGTTTGGATCTGATACTGGGATAACATCAACACGACCATCAAAGTCTTTTGTTCTGTCGAAGTCACCATCCATGTCATAGGAATACTCTGCAGACATATTGTCGTGAATAATCTTGGCGAGTATTCTCAGTTCCTGCTTAAGAGCAGCATGTAATCTTGCTTGCACCCCAGACATCACCTTCATGGATCTTTCCATAAGGGCTAGGGTTGTTCCTACTGGAGCCTGTGGGTTTGTATCGCCTACCTGCACATCAGCAACAGAACCTATTCTGCGCCCTTCTTCAACGATATTTCCGAGTAACGAGTAGAGTACGCTTGATGGCTCTTTGTAAGGAATAAATGTAATTGAGTCACGTATAGCACCGCCCGGTACGTCCACATCCCTAAACTCGCCCGGCATAAGAGGCGCATCATCACCCTTGATACGGAGACCGCGAGCTTTAAGACCTGCAGGTAAATTTGATAGCGTACCCGCATCAATAAGTTGTCGTAGTATTGAGGTGGCTGATTTCGCCAAGCCTCCAATGAGGTGAATAAGTCCTGTGCCGTAGAATCCCAAGCCCGGAAGGTATCGGTAATGTACGAAATGCATACGTTTCTTTTTCTTTTCATCGTCCTCGTACCAGTTTCTTCTGATAGATAATATCTCTGTTGATGTCTTATCGATTGTAATCACATACGGTCTGGCTATCCCATCAGGATCATCAAACTCCTCTGGCATGTTCATATCGACATGCATCTCTAAGATTGTATGGCGGTCATCATCTTCGATAACAGCCTCTTCGCCATCTAACTCATTGTATTTTTGTTTGATGTCTGAGTAATCTGGTTGAGGATCTGGTAGTTCAACATCACGATAGAAGCCGTTTACCTGCAGTTGCAGGACTTCGTTTGATGTTTTTTTCATCACATGCGTATATCTTGGGCATGTTTTCAGATCTGATGCCCCGTAGGACACAACAAAATCCTCAGATGGCACAAACATAGCGCATGGTCGTTCCATCAATGGATCATAGTATACTTTCTTGAATGCTGAACCTGCGATAGGTAGCTTAAAGAGCATTTGTTCCATTTCATCGCGGTATTCTGACATCTCTTCTGTCAGCAAATAGTTCATTTCGTTTTCTACACGAAATGCCTGATCTTTCTTTTCAGTATCGTTTTTACCAACAATTTTGGTACGCACTGGCCCTGCAGGAGGAAAGATCTCTCCCATAGCCTGTGCTTGGAAACGGACGACAGCCTCCGTGAGTATTGGGTGAAAAACCCCAGAAGCCCCAGCCCACGGCTGCTGTCTGTCCTCGACCTTCATACCCAAAAGGTCTAATCCCTTGACGTATGCCCTTGCCCAGTCTGACCTGCTTTCCTGATCTGCCTTGAAATCAGCTATCAGTTCGCTTGCCATTGACTTCATGACATCTTCGTCAATAACTTCTGCTAGGTTTTGATCATGGCTATCGCTCCCCAAAAGCTCTTCAGTCACTTCCCCCTCAAAATCGATGATGATGCCGCCATCCTCTGTTTCTACAGAAACGGCTTCAGGATTGACTATCTCAACCTGCACTGCCTCTTCCTGAACATCATCTTCTACCTCGAAGGGTGTCATCTGCTTTTCGATTGCCATGATCTGTCCTTTGCAAAAGTTCTTTCATCAGTATAGCAGAACAATTAATAATATTCTACTGGTCTTCTGTAAGTTGGTTCATCGTCCCAATCATCAGTTGGAGATCTGATCCAACCGCCTTGGCGGAAACGTATCAATGCTTGTGACATCGAGTCAACATAATCGTCATGATCTCCTGATGGAAACGAAGCAACTTCTTCCATAACCTCATCTGCAAATCTTGTGTCTGGACACCAGACCACACCGCTCGCAAACAGGTCAGAAACTGCATTTACACGGGCTATCTTGTCCTGCCCCCTCGATGGAGTGAACTCTGTAACGGGCAATCCCATAGCCCTCAGCTCAAATATCAAGGGCGCACCAGACGCTTTTTTCTCCACGACAAGCTGATCTGGCTCATATTCCCAATACTTGTCGTATGCAGCCTTCTTCAGGTCAGGAAACTCTAGCTTTTCCTTGTATGCGTCTAGCATAATCAGATTTGGAGCCATTCTTCCGTCATCATCTGGGTGATAAAAGATACCCCATGTGGTTACAGCACTGTAGTCAGAGCGTTCTGTCTTCAAAAACGCAGTATCCCACGACTGAATGATGGCTTCACAGGGCGGTGGGCTACTTTTGTTCCAAGTTCTCCACCATTCTCGCTTAATTAGCGCACCTTCTTCCGATGTGGGGTCTTGTTGGTATTGTGCAGACCATTTACCCACTGGAATTTCGGCTTTAATCGCCTCTAGTTCGTCCTGTTTCCAAAATTCAGGCCATAATGGCTTACCTGAAGGCATGATCGCAGGGAACTCTATGACTTCCCACTCGTCAGAACCTATCCTCTCAGCAGATTTGTTGATGATTTGTCCTGTCAGATCTCTTTTTGACCATCTGGTCATCACAATGATGATAGCACCTCCGGGCTGTAGACGCTGTCTGGGGCCAGATGTGTACCATTCGTAGACCCGATCATACACTTCGGGGTTAAACTGCCCTTGTTGAGCGTCCTGTTCGCTGTGAGGGTCATCTATGATCAACAGATCAGCACCTTTACCCGTTACCGCACCGCCAACACCAATCGCAAAGTAGTCACCTCGCTTGTTTGTGTTCCAACGACCCGCAGCTTTTGAGTCTGACGACAGGTCTATTCCCTGAAATACCTTCTTGAAGTCATCCCCCTGTATCAGGTTCCTGACCTTACGACCAAAACCCACAGCCAATTCTGCAGTGTGTGCCGTTTGAATAACCTTTTTTTCTGGAAACTGCCCCAAGAACCATGCAGGAAGCAGATAAGACGCAAATTCTGACTTGGTATGACGGGGTGGCATGTTGATGATAAGCCTTTTCAGCTCACCCCTAGCCACACGTTCAAATGCCTCAGCCATAATCTTGTGATGCCGACCACCAATAAAGCTAGGCCACATCATTCGAGTAAATGCCAGAAACTCAGATTTAGCTTTCTTCTTGTTTTTCAGCTCTTCAAGCTGTTCTAGATCAGCAAGCAAGTCTGCCTGTGCTTCCAAAGGAAGCTTCTTTAGTTGTTCGAGTATCTTCTCATGCTTCATCGTATTCTCCACCCAAGTGGTAGACACTGCCCATAACTGGGTGGGGGGAACAGTGCCTACCGTGGATGAAATTGGGATAAAAAAACATCCGCGTATAGTATATAATATATATAATATAATTAATATATATATTCTATCTCTCTCTCTTATTAAGAGAGAGAGAATATATATAATATATAATATATAATATATATAAGATTTTTTAAAAATTTTTTTTGGGGTATATGGGGGGTATTCTGAACCTACCCTTTTACAAAAATCACGAATATATTTCCAAACGTGTCATTGGCACTCAAAAACTAAAGGGGGGGTATTTCAAAAGTTTTTAGTAATTGTTTGTGTGGAACACCATGTATACGATTTTTGTGTGCGGTTGCATATATGGGGTGATGGGGGTAGGTGGGGTGGACAGATACCAGTCAGAAAAAGGGGGGAATGCTATAATCAAAAAAAGTTCAAGTGAACTATTTAATTCCCAGAGCAATCAACTTCTGTTCAATATCTTTTTCTAGCTGTTGTTCAGTGCGTTCTGTTTTGTCTTCAGTCTCTACTTTATCAATCCACATCCCCATAGATTTTCCAAGCAATTCTAAAGCCCTGACTTGTGTGCCGTCAGCTTCACCGTCTCGCAGTGCGATGGCTTCCAGTTTTGAAATTACCTTTTCTGATCGAGACAGCCTCAACATGCGCTGTTCTTTCTCTTTATCATGAAACAGGCCATCAATTCTTGCGGAGACCTTGGGGTTTACAGTCAGGGCATGTGCTTCCCTATGAATGCTTGCTGTATTCATGTTCTGGGTATCATAGGCTTCTCTATAGGCATCACTAAAGTTCTTGCCCTCAAAGACTGCTAGAGCAAAGGCTTCCTGTTTATCTGTTATCCCATACTTGTTAGTGCCAGTTCTATGTCTTGTCTTACCTGTAATAGGAACGACTACGCTGGCCGCTGGGGCTTTTTCGTGGTTTTGGTTTTGATCCTGATCCTTTGGCATTGCTTCACCTTTTTACCTCAATTTATTCAAATATAACCAATACCTTAAAAAGTTCAAATGAACTTTTTTAAAAAAGATTGGAACATTTTTGCGACTTCAAACGTCTATACAATATACGCCTTAATCTTTTTGGTTGCATTAGGTTTCAAGAAGTGTCATTAAGGCTCTGCACCGAGGGTTTTTGATTCGGGTTGATTCGTCCCCACCCCTTAGCGCACTCATAGGCTCACAAGCCAAGCCAATAGGCTCAGGAACGCACCCTGCCGCGAGGCACACGCACCCAGATATACTGGGAGGTCTGTAACAAGGAATTGCTAGTACGACTGACCGACAATGCATGTGTATATTTTGTGCGTAAAGATTTCCGCTTAGTGTAAACGCTTCGGGTTCCGACACTTAGGTATGGGTAAGTGAGTTGGTTAAATTAAGAGAACGAATAGCCTTAAGTAGTAGCGGCGCGGCGATCAGCACAAATAGAATTATTCAATTAAGAGTTGAATTAGCGAGTATAGCCCTTCGGGGCTATAGTCATGGTTTAACTAGGAGAAGTAAAATGGATTTAGATTTTCTTTTACAAACTGATCAAGAAATTAAACATTTCTTTGATACAAATTGGGATGTTCCATTGTCGGAAATTGCCCTTATGTCAGGGCGTTCAGTTGCTGAACTGAAACAACTTTTATTAGGAGGTAGTAAATGAAATACAAAGCTGACAAAATTCACACTGGTGAATATGCCGTT